CTATTGAGCCCGGCTCAGGGCCTTGAGCTGATACAGCGCCTCCAGCGCCTGGCGCGGCGTGAGGGCGTCGGGGTCGATGCCGTCGAGCGACTGCAGCAGGGCCTGGGCCAGCGGATCGGGTTCGACCACCTCAAGGGCGTTGCGTTCAGCCAGTGCATCCTGTTGCTTCACGTCCGACTCCGACTCCATGAAGGCCGGTGCACTGAAGAGGTCAAACTGCGGCGTCGGTTGCATGGACTGGCTTTCCAGCGCCGACAGGTGTTTGCGGGCCGCGCGGATCACCGGCGCCGGCACGCCGGCCAGCTGCGCCACCTGCAGGCCGTAGCTCTGCGAGGCCGGACCGCTTTGTACCGCGTGCAGGAAGACGATGCTGTCCTTGTGCTCCACCGCGGAGAGGTGGACGTTGGCCGCCGTGGGATGGATGTCCGGCAACTGCGTCAGTTCGAAATAGTGGGTGGCGAAGAGCGTAAAGCTGCGCGTCACGTCGATGAGGTGCTTGGCAATGGCCCAGGCCAGCGCCAGGCCGTCGAAGGTGGAGGTACCACGCCCGACCTCGTCCATCAGCACCAGCGAATGCTCGGTGGCGTTGTTGAGGATGGAGGCCGATTCGGTCATCTCCACCATGAAGGTCGAGCGCCCGCCGGCCAGGTCGTCGGCTGCGCCGATACGGGTGAAGATGCGGTCGATGGGGCCGATCACGGCACCGCTGGCCGGCACGAAGCTGCCCACGTAGGCCAGCAGCGTGATCAGCGCCACCTGGCGCATGAAGGTCGACTTACCGCCCATGTTGGGGCCGGTGATCAGCAGCAGCTTGCGCTCGGCCGCCAGCTGGCAGTCGTTGGCGATGAAGCGTTCGATCTGGTTTTCCACCACCGGGTGGCGGCCCTGCTCGATCTGGATGCAGGGTTCGTCCACCAGCTGCGGCGCGCACCAGTTGTTGCGCACGGCGTGGTCGGCCAGGGCCACCAGGGTGTCGAGCTGGGCCAGCGCGTGGGCGATGGACTGCAGGCGCAGGATGTGCTCGCCCATCTCGTTGAGAAGCTGTTCATAGAGGAACTTCTCGCGCGACAGCGAGCGTTCCTGTGCCGACAGCGCCTTGTCCTCGAAGGCCTTGAGCTCGGGGATGATGTAGCGCTCGGCGTTCTTCAGCGTCTGACGGCGGCGGTAGTCTTCCGGCACCTTGTCGGTCTGGCCGTGGGTGACTTCGATGTAGAAGCCATGCACCTTGTTGTATTCCACCCGCAGGTTGGCGATGCCGGTGCGCTCGCGCTCGCGGGCCTCCAGTTCCAGCAGGTACTGGCCGGCGTTTTCGGACAGGCCGCGCAGTTCATCGAGTTCCGCATCGAAGCCGCGTGCGATCACGCCGCCATCGCGCACCATGGCAGCTGGTTCCAGCATGATGGCGCGTTCCAGCAGGTCCAGGCATTCCACCGGCGTGGCCAGGTCTTCATGCAGCTGGCCCAGGAGTGGCGCATCGGCGTCACGTCCGCACATTTCCACATAGGCACGCAGCGAGCCCAGTTGCTGCAGGCCGGCGCGCAGGCCGGCCAGGTCACGCGGACGGGCCGACAGCAGGGCGATGCGGGTGGTGATGCGTTCGATGTCGGGTACGGCCGCCAAGGTGGCCGACAGGCCCGAGCAGGCGTCGGTGCGCATCAGCGCATTGATGGCCGCATGGCGCGCCCGCGCCACGCGCTGGTCGCGCAGCGCGTGATGCAGCCAGTGGCGCAGCAGGCGCGAACCCATGGCGGTGCGGCAGTGATCCAGCGTGGAGAACAGGGTGGGCGCCAGCGCATTGGCATCCTGCGCGCGGATGGTTTCGGTCAGTTCGAGGTTGCGGCGGGTAGCGGCGTCCAGGCCGATGAATTCGTTCTCGGATTCGACCGTCAGCGTGCGCACGTGCTGCAGGCCGCGCCCCTGGGTGGATTGCGCATAGCGCAGCAGCGCGCCGGCCGCGCAGATCGCCGGCCCCAGGCCATCGGCGCCAAAGCCGTGCAGGGTGGCTACGTTCAACTGTTCCAGCAGGGCCTTTTCTCCGCTGGGCTGGTCGAAATGCCAATCCGGCACCGTCACGGCACGGTTGGGCAGCAGCGGCTCGCACAGTTCCAGCTGGCCATCGGCCACTAGCACCTCGGCCGCCGAGATGCGTTCCAGTTCCTGCTTCACGCGGCCGTCCAGCAGGGTGGTCTCGACCGTGAATTCCATCATCTTCAGCGCGCCGCTGGCCATGGACAGCCAGGCCAGGCCCACCTGCATCTGCTTGCGTGACTTGGAGGGCAGCAATTGCATGGCCAGCAGGCAGCGTTCGGCCTTTTCGGGCAGCAGGTCAGAGTCGGTCAGGGTGCCGGGCGTGACCACCCGTACCACCTTGCGCTCCACCGGCCCCTTGCTGGTGGCGGGATCGCCGATCTGCTCGCAGATCGCCACCGACTCGCCCAGCTTGATCAGCCGCGCCAGGTATTGCTCCACCGAGTGGAAGGGCACACCGGCCATCTTGATCGGATTGCCGTTGGAGGAGCCGCGCTGGGTCAGGGTCACGCCCATCAGGCGCGAGGCCTTCTCGGCGTCGTCGAAGAACAGTTCGTAGAAATCGCCCATGCGGTAGAACACCAGCGTGTTGGGGTGATCTGCCTTGATGCGCAGGTACTGCTGCATCATAGGAGTATGGCGGGAAACTTCCTCGTCGCTAAATCGTTGATTTGACGCTGAATTTTCTTTAACTGCTTGATTCATAAAGACTTTGCTGTTCTGTGTGGCGTAAATAGTTTCCCCGTCAAGCCCCGCCAAACCAAGCATACACTTCGCTTTTAGCGTAGCTTTTTCGACCCGCCTCGGAGTGAAGTTACGCTACAATCCCGGCGCATCACACATGTGGTGAAAAGTTACGCCGGAGGGGGCATGTATTTTGACGCAAGGGCCGCGAAGCTGCTGCAGTCTGGGCAGCACCTGATAGTGCCAGATCATCCTGGGCTTCGCCTGCAAGCCACCGAGTCTACACGGACTTGGGTCTATCGCTATAAGAGTCCCGTCGACGGGAAGATGCGCCAGGTGAAGATCGGTTCGTGGCCGGCAATGTCGGTCGCGGCCGCGATTGTACGTTGGGAAGAGCTGAAGGTCGAGCGCGATGCCGGCGTCGACCTGGCCGTTCAGCGTCGGGATGACCGAAAGCAAGCTCAAGAGCTGGCACACTCGGCGAAGGAATCGGAGAGGCTTGCCAGCCTGTCCGTGAAAGAGGTCTGCAAGTTTTACGTCGAGGGCTACGTCCGGGTGAATCGGATGGACAAGGGCTATAAGGAGGTGAGGCGGACCTTCAATACCATGCTGGGCGACTTCGGAGACCGGGCCGCGATATCGGTCAGCCGGCGCGATGCCTTCACTTTCCTGCAGCAATTCCTGCACATTCCCGTCCAGGGCGCCAATCTTCGGCGCGAGCTGGGCGCCGCCTGGTCATATAGTCTCGACGCCGGCAATCTTCCGGACGACACCCCAAACTTCTGGCGCGACATCATGCGAGGCCAATTCAGAAGCCGTGGCCACCAGGTGCGGGGTGAATACCGAGGCACCGATAAGCGAGTGTTGTCGGAGGCCGAGTTGGCCCTCCTCATCCCTTGGCTGCCAAATTTCACCGGCATCAATGAAGATATCTTGACCATGTATCTGTGGACGTGTGCTCGAGGCACCGAGATCTGCCAGATCCATGAAAGTGAGATATCAGAGGAGGGGGACGGCTGGTGGTGGACGATACCGAAGGCGAAGACGAAGAACCGGCGCCAGGGCGGTGCCACTGATCATCGCATACCTCTGGTCGGCCGGGCGCTTACTGTCATCAAGCGCCGGCTTCAAGACCCGGTGAATGGCTATCTCTTCACGGCGCGATCTGGCCAGCCGTGGCCACAGAAGAACGTCGGGGTGGCGGTCCATTATCACCGGCCGGAAAATGAAAATAGGCCCGAAGAACAGCGTAATCGCCTACCGGTCTCAGGCTGGGCGCCGCACGATTTGCGGAGAACGTCCCGGACGTTACTGGCTGCGATGGGGTGCCCAGAGGACATCGCTGAAATGATCCTCGGGCATATGTTGGAGGGCGTTAGGGGAATCTACAACCGCCATAAGTACGACAAAGAGAGGCGCGAGTGGCTCACGCGCCTGTCTGAGCGGCTGGAGCAGATTGCTGCTGGCCGCGTCCAGGCTTCTTAGCGCCGGTGTTGGGCGGTGGTGGGAGGTCTGAGATCGGTCGGTTTTCGGCCCATTCCAAAATCTCCGTCACCAGCCATCCAACACGACGGCCATAGAGGTGGCGAGGCGCGGGAAACTCCTGCTCTCGGATCATCTTCTGGATGGTGGTCTCGCTGAGTGTGGTGGCTGCACACAGCTCGGTCATATCGAAGTAGATCTTCATCGGCGTAATCATGGGATGCTATGCTTAGAAGAGAAACTCACCGAAAAGGGGATGGTATGTCGGACCGGCCTGTTATGCACTGTGATGACTTTGGTAATTACACCTTCACGATTTACTTCACGCAGCATGGCCCCGACGGGCGATGGACCATCGAGACTGCGATTCACAAAGGCGAGGAGCCAGTCGGACCTCGTCGCAAGAATTCTGATGCCTCTTTCGCGACCTATGACGAAGCCAAGGCAAGCGGAATCAACGACGCCCGACGCCTCATTCGGGGCTTCGCAGATTTTCAGCAGTAACGATAGCCTCAGCATGATTGAGCCTTCTCGTCTGCGGCTAGGGTAGCGATTCCGCACTGGCCCACGTTGCATTCAGGGAGATTGTCCAGCATCTGATCAAAATCGCTCCAGCTCAGCCAGGCGGCGACGGCGCCAAGTTGTTCCACCGTGTCCCAGCCTTCGGGCACGTTGCTGCTCATCCAGCGGCGCAGCTTGAGATAACGCTCGGCATTCAGATCTCTCGCCGCTATCAATGTGGGCCCAGCGCCAATGAGGTGTCTACGCGCCAAAGCAATTAGTTGAAGGGCGCTGGCCGGGTCCATCAGTGATATGAACTCATCCTGCTCCTGAGAGAGTTCGGCAATCGAGAACGGCTTGCGTGGATGATCGGCCGGCGCCGTGTCGCTCGCGATGTCGCCGGCGGCGGCGGCCGTCTCGGCCATCACTTCCAGAGTCTCCAGGTTGAGCGAGAATTCCTGCGGCAGATCATCGATCAGGCAGGCGGACAGCGAGAGAACGGCGTAGCCGGCCGGGAGCCCGAAGCCGTCGCGCAGGACGTGGGTCACTTGACGCTGCAGTTCGGCGCCGGTGTAGCGCTCGGCGGCCGGATCGAAGCAGCACAGCTTGAGCATGTCGCCGGGTTGGTAGTCGCGGTCGTTGAGGCGGAATTCATGGGTCTTGACCCCGCTCAGCAGATCGGAAAATGGCTGCGGCCAGCACTTCAGGACATGGGTAATCATTGGGTGGCCTCCTTCGGCTCTTTGAATGCCAGGGCGGTCTTGACCAAGGCGTCCCTGCGGAAGTTCACATCCAGATATTGCTGTTTCATGTCGAGGGGCCTTTCTCAGCCGCGCGGTCGATTCGTTCGATCTCGGCAGTGATCAGGGCTACGGCCTTCACCAGATTGCGCCTCGATTGGGCTGGCTTCCACCAGCGCTCGGCCCATGGCCACATCTCAGGCGGTTTAGTCGCATACCCGGCGTCGCCCTGTGAAAGCGGGTGCATTTGGTCGGAGGCAGCCAGCGCATACGCAGCGCCGGCGGCGGCCAGTTCGCCGGCGTCATGCTCGTCGTCGTGCTCAGCGGCAAAGCCCTCGATGGCCTGCTGCCGAAGGCGCTCCTGCGCGATGTCATGGAGCACGCTGGCGAGCTGCAGCGAAGCCAGCGCCTCCTTCAACTGCGGTAAAGTGGAATCAATCGTTCGCTGGGCCTCGGCCAGGGTGATCGGCGGTACTGCTTCTGGGGTTAGCCGGCGCAGCTGGGGCAACGCCCGCACGATGATGGACAGCGAAGTGATCATGTTCATGCTGCCTCCCGCATGGTCTCGAGGACCGCCGTCGCGTAGTTCTCGGTCATCGGCAGCGTCTCGGTCTTCAATGCGGCCAGGTCGGCGCGCACGGCGTCGATGTCCGACTGGAAGATCATCACCCCATACTCGAACTTGTTGGCCAGGCGCCGGAGCGCTTGAGTCGGCATCTCCTTCCCGCTGATTCGGGCATGCGCCTCGTAGAACTCGGCGAAGCCGGCAATTGCGCCGGCCATGCTGTGCCACGCGTGATGACCAGGCGCGCGGTATACCGCGCCATCCTTGTCGGCGTCGATGTCGCCGGTCGTCTCAATGGTCTTGAGAATCTGTTCCATCGGACCGAACGTCATCTGCATGCGCCATGGTGCCTGCGCCATCGTGCGCATGCCGGGATCGATGCGTTTGTGCTCGCGGCCGGTACGCTTCTGGCGGCGGCCCAGGTGGTTGCGTCTCATGCTGGTTGCTCCTGGATGTTGATAGGCGCCATGCGCCCGGTCTTGAGGTTGACGAATGCGCCATGCCACGACAGGCGGCCATAGCGGAACAACTCCCACAGCAGCTGCAGCGCCGGCGTCACGATCGCCTGGTTGATGAACAGCTCTTGGCGCTCCAGCGCCTGGGCCAGCCCGCAGCTGGGCGTGTCGTCTTCGGGGATGGCCACGTTGATCAGCTCGGGCAGCACGTCGTAGGGATACGGCAGGCGCACGTGGCCGGCCGCCATCTTTTCGCTGGCGGTGATATGGGTGCGCGGTTGGCCCAGGATCACCTGGCCATCTGATGCACGGTTGCCCAGGTCGAGCAGGTAATCCGGCTCGTCGGCGGCGCCGTGAATATGCTGGTCGATCTCGTACCGGGCGGCGGCGCTGTCGACGCAGACGATCACGAAGTGGCACTCACGCGTGGTCGACCGGAATGCCGACGGGTATGCCTGCCAGTCCAGACCGAAGAACGCATTGATCCGGTGAGTCAACACGAGCGATTTATGCAGGCCGACGTCGGCGCGCGTGAAAAGCTGCCGGGCAAGGTTCGCCTCGCTGACGGTATCTGGATCGTGGGCACGCACATGCAGGCCGGGATGGCCCAGCGCCTGCAGTGCGTGGCTCAGACGCGCCAGGCCGGTCAGCATCTGCGATCCGTTGCCGCCGCAGCCAACCAGGTCGACCACGACTTTCTTTGTCAGCAGCTCGCCTCTCAGGAAGTGTGGCATGTCAGCCTCCGAAAAGCTGGTCGGCTGGCACGCGCACCGGCAGATACAGGCCGAGCACGCACAAGCGGAATTCCAGCGACTTGCCCGGCTTGTCCAAGTCGCCGATGACGCCGGCGAATTTCACGCTGCCGGCATCGTCCTGGTTGTCCGTGCTGCTGAAGAATGCGCCGATCGCGCCGTGGCTGTGCAGGTCGATGGCCAGGGACTGGTGATCCGGCAGCGCCGGCGCGCGATAGCGCACCGAGCCGGGAGTGGCGTCCTCGATCTCCAGATTCATGGGGATCAGCTGCTGCGCCTGTGAGTCCCACACCAAGTGCCGCACAGCCTCGTTGGGAAGTGAGCGGATCGCGTAGCGCACGAAAGAGCGCATTTGGTCGATGGCGCAGCCGAGGCGGCCGAAGGCCAGATCCATGCGCGGCTTTACCTCACCGAAGGGCATGGCCACCACACTCTGCTCGGCCAGTCGGTGGATGAAGTGCAGCCAGGGGCGGCGCACCTCCAGGTACAGGCCATCGCGCGCCAGCAGGAAGCGGTGCTTATGCTCCTGCAGGGGGATGAAGCTGCCGTGCGCCGGCACTGCCACGATCGGCGCCGCGCAGTAGAGGGTGCGGTCCAGCTCGCCGGCCTGGTCGTCTAGGGAAGCGGCCAACGGGTAGAGATCCATCAGCGAGCGCACTGTCTCCTGCACAGATGCGGCGATCTCGCTGGTCTTGCTGATTTGCTCATGCAGTTGCGCGAAGGTGGTGATGGTCATTTTTTCGAATCCTTGATGTAGACAGCGAGGGTGGTGTCGTAGGGAACCAGCACGCCCTGCCAGTTCCATACCCATTCGGCGGTGGGGTCGGCGAGCATTTGTGCCCACATCTCCGTTGAACCGCCCGGATAACTGACCAGCTGCTGGTCATTCGGGTGGGTGAAGTAGCTGCCAAAGAAGGCCTTCTCGTAAGCTGCAATCGCTGCGGCATCGATGTTGGTCGGGAAATTCGCGTTGCCCACACACACGCGGCCGCCGGACCAAACATTGAAATAAGGCGCCTTGAAGAGAGGCGTCTCGGGCGTCGGGCGCCCCGCCTCTGCCAATGCCCAGACATACAGTTCGCCTTGCGCGGCCATGAAAACCAGGCCGGGCTGGCTGATGGTCGCGTGCGCCTCACCGATCCGTTCGTCCTGGCTCTTAAACCACAGATGCCGGTCCTGTGGCGGGCACCACCAGACCATCTTTCCTGGTGCGATGTACAGCAGGCTCTCGGGGATGAAGCCGGTGAAACCTGTGGCAGTCACGATCGTCGCGCCAAGCGTGGCCAGGGCCTTTTTGCTTGGCGCGCTGCCTGGCCCAAGCAGCGGAACGTCTGGAGCGCCCGGGGCATAAATAACCGGGTGTGACGACGCATAGACTTTCTGCTGATCCTTGGTGCTGTACAGCAAAAAGGCCGCCTGGAGGTGCAGCTCTTGCGGTGCGCCTTCTTCGTGAATCTCAAAAAAAGCATCATTGCTTTGGGTGCGGACCTGGACCTGTGTCATTGGCGGGCTCCAATCAGCAAGAGCAGGTCGCCCACGAGGCGGGCGAGCCCGAGTGATTCTTCCATTTCGCGAAGCCGGCGTTTGAACTTTTTCGGCTCGAGATCAATGCTCGCAATGGCGAACTGCTGGGTGCACTCCCCTTGATGGAACATGTTGAAGGCATCATCAATGGTTCTACCAGTGCTGTCGTTGTCGTCCCAGGAGAGCAGGAACGCTGCGGCGATCTGGTCAATGCCGACATCCGTGCTAAAAGCACTCACTGAGGCATGAGATATGAACTCCTGACGCGCGCCATATGCACTGATTGCATCGCAGGTAGCGATGACCTGGTGCGCAAAGTGGGATTTAACCGAAGCAAGTGCCGTATCGCGGGAGCAAGTGCGCTCCGGAGAAGTGAGCCACGCAGGGATGTTCTGGAAGAATTCAGAGCGTTTGAATACCTCGTTGTTCTGCAAAAACTGTTCGACGGTGTCCTCGTCACAGCAGCCATGGTCGACCTCCAATTTTGCGTACGCGACCTCGTCATGCTCACCTTGCCAGTAGAACCATTGGGCGAGACCAAGCACGCCGGAAGGTGTGAGACTGTATGGTAGGTAGCGGCAAGCATCGCCAAGGAGGGCAAGAACGGTTTGGCCGAGGCCCTCGCACTCCTGCTCCAGTTGGGTGATGCCGTCGCGGATATGGAAATGCGGCAATTCGTCATACAGTGGGCCGACACAGAAGTATGGCGTGGTATCGTCGCCATTCCAGAATTCCTTTCCGGTCCGAATACTCGGTTGCCATGCGAAAAGCGGCATACCCTCCGTGTTCTTCGCCCACCAACGAGTCATGACTCGGCGGGCCAGGATGGAGGCGTCGGCGGACATGTAGATATCGTTTTGGTCGGCAAGCCCCACTTCCAGAAGAGTAGTCGCCAGTCCGACAGCAATCTCCTGGCCGGATACCCCGGCCTGGCGGACCACTGTTGGGATACGAGCGCTCAGGCGCGGAAGCGTCCAAGGCCCGGGCGCGGGGGATTCCAGTCTCATGGCAGCACCGACAAGTTGACGCTGCCGTTGATGAAGTTGTCCGGGCGACGATCCTTCAGTGCGCTGGCCAGCTTCCAAGCGAAGCCCGAATTGACAGTCACGGCCTTGCGTTTCGGCTCAGGGCCGCCGTGCAGTTTCCCGTTGGCCTTCAGGTTCGCGATGGCCTGGGCCGGCGTTGGGTTCTGGCCATCGGCGGCGAACACGTCGATCAGCGGCAGCGCAGCGGATCCCTTGGTGCCGACGGCGCGCCGGAAAGTGTAGGTCTGACGGTTTCCATCCAGCTCCGGACCTTCGATATCGGCATTCAGCAGCTCGGGGTAGACCGTCGAGTAGAACTCGCGCACCTGGTTGACGGTAAAGCCGACGTTCGGATCCAGCAGCTTGACGCTGCCGTGTTTGAATTCGCGGATCAGTTCTTGGGCTTGCATGATTCAGTCCTTAGAAGCAGTCGAGGAAGGGGGTCGCGGCGCCGGGCGCAGCAGGGGTTGGGGTAGAAGCGGGTTCTGCCGGCTCGCTGGCGGCCACTGGAGGCGGTTGATTGCTTGCTGCCGGGATCTGCCAGTCCTTTTCCAGCGTGCTGCCGGCGACCTTGTCGCCATCGCTGGTGGGTGCGGCATCGCTGGTGGGTGCGGCATCGCTGGTGGGTGCGGCATCGCTGGTGGGTGCGGCATCGCCGGTGGGCGCGGGGGCACCGGCGGTATCAGTAGTTTTGGTGCTGCCCTTGCCGGCCTTCCCTGCCTTGCCCTTTCCACTCTGTTTCGCGGCGGCGGCATTCCCACCACCAGCATCCTCTGCAACGGCATCGCTGACCTGGTCGAGCAGGGAGCGACGCGGCGCGGTCCACTGCTGCATGGCTGCACCAAAGTCGCGGTCCAGCTCGTCGGCGCTGGCCAGCAGCGACAGCGGGCGCAGCGAAGCCGGCTCGCTGCCGTTGGCCTTGGGGGTGATGTTGACGCGCAGGAGGTCGCCTTCCTGGGCGATGGAGATGAGGAGCGTCGAATTTTGGGCGAGCTCGTGCAGTACCTTGAACATGGCAGTCCTTTCTTGACGGTGAAAATGGGTCGGTTATGCGACGCGGTAGGTGTACCGGTGGCGCGTGCCGCGACGGAAAATGCGGCGCTCGGCGGCCAGTTCCTCCAGCACCTGGTAAAGCTTGGTCGCCGCCATACACAGGGTGGCGGCCAGAGTTGCGAGATCCATCTCACGCAGGGCAAGCACGGCCAGGATGCGACCCTTCAGCGTCACGTCGCCGAACATGGGCGCCGGCGTGCGCGGAGCATGGTGGCGATCACCGGGCGCGGCGCTAGTGCGGCGGTGGTGCGTGCGGCAGTCGTCCTCGCTGGGGTAGCTGATCTGATGGCCGACCACGGCGCCTTGGTGAAGGATGTAGTAGGAGATGTGCAGCGTGCCGCGCATTGGCAGCCGGCGGATCACGTACTCGCCGATGGCGAAGGGCCGCATGTCGCGTGCGGCACGGGGATCGTGCCGGTCTATCTTGCTATAGACGCTGAGTGTGCTGCCTGGCGTCGGTGCATAGGGAACGAATTCAGTCATGGTCATTGGCTTGTGCCAGTTTGCGGTCTTGAAGGCGCTGCTCCTGCTGGCGGGCGCGGCGCCGGAGGTTCTTGCTTGCGGTGAGGTGGATCAGGGCGGCATAGGCCGGCGTGCGCATCGATTCGTCGAATGACTTATTCAGCTTGCATTCGCGATGAGCGGTGCGCAGGTCGTCGTCGGTAATGTGCAGCGTGCCGTCCATGGGTCACCTCGCAGGACAGGCGCGTTTGCGCGCCAGCGTGGCTTGGGGGGTATCAGGCCACGGCTGGTCGCAAATCTTCGCAATGTCGCCTTCGGGGAGGGCGCCGGCATCATGTACAAGGCTGTATGCGGTGAGAAGGACGGCCACAGCCGCGATCCCAAGCGCCAGATGTGCAATTGCTGATCTAATTTTTTTCATGATTGCGGAATGAAGACGCTGCAAGGGCTGAAGCGATCAAAGGCACGTTCCCAGGCATCGAACCAGTCCAGCGCGATTTCGTGATACTGGAACCGCTTGCCGGTCGAAGTGGTGACGATGACCCGGAAGGTTTTCATCATTTGGCGCGGCTTGCCATTACCTGGAGCATGGGACCATTTCCGTCGGCGATTTTTTTCGCCAGGACCTCGCCTGCTGCCTCTGCGATGCTCATGATTACTTTGCTTGTGCGCGCGGCATCCACCACGTCGCTCAGCTTAATCACATCAATCCAGGTGGAGGCGTAGGGGGCGCGGTAACGATCCTGGTTTGCGAAGCACGGATCTTGAGTGAAGTGAACCTCTCCCTCTTCCAGGTTGTCTTTCCGCTTCCAGTCATGGACCGGCTTGCTCGAATGAACCGAGAGTGCGAACTCGGCGGCGACGACAGCTGTGTTGACCACTTTGTGGAGGTCAGGGCTGATGTAGACGATGCGAGTCTGGCGCCCCGTGGAATTGGCCGGTGGGCAGGAGATGGCATCGTCGCCTGAATGGATGTGGCTGCCTTGGAAGTTGTAGAGTGCAGGCTGGGTGGCAGTCAGGAAGCGGCGAATGATCTCGCGACCGATACCTTCGGCCAGGTCGCATGCCTCTTTGTCATCGAACGGCTTGCTGTTCGCCTGGGCGGCATGCCAGAGCCCAGCAAGGTGCTGGTCTGTATAGCGCTCCAGATCGTCGGCATAGAACTCGATGGAGATGGTCGAGGTTTTCATGCTCGCCCCTTACTGGTGATCTTGGCCTTGATCTCCGCAAAGGAGATCGCCCCCTTGACGGGGATATTGGTCAGCGCAATTGCGTCCGAGGGAATCGGCATGCCCGGCTCCCAGTCGTCGACGATGCGGCGCTTGTTAAAGTGCGCCAGCAGTTCCTTCGAGCGACGCGTTTTGCCGCAACCCTGCTCTCCGTAAATCACGATCGCGCCGGCCGGCGCTACATGACGCGGGACGCCGCGCGCGCTCTCCGCTGCGGCCTTGGGCGTGCTACCCAGCGGCCAGTCGCTTTCCGCTTTTCCCTTGTGTTTGAGGAAGTTGAATCCGGTGTTGATCTTAGTGGTCATGGTCTGTTCCGTTGGGTTGATGACGGAACAGAGTATAGAACTCTAAACAAATAAAAGTAAAGAGGTCTAAACCGAAAGTTTAGTAATTCGTAAAATGCGCAAAAAAATACCGCCGAAGAGGCGGTATGGGGTTATTTGCTTAGCGGAAAGTGCTATGGGTCATGCGAGGGATCGGAACCAGTGCTCGCTCAATGTTTTGTTCCATCGTCCCCGGCCTGAGCCTGCGACCTAGCGGGAAACTGATAGATTTTCGCTGAGCGTTTAGGCAGCTCAGCTTGCCTTAGAGCTTTTCATCGAGGCTTGGTCTTTCCATTTATGCACTGTGAATTCGAGGAATTCGTCGACCGCGCTTTTGCCTTCAGCTGGCAATGCATCGAATGACTCAAAGCTGGTCGAGAACGGCCAGCCCTTTGGCTTTGCCATCATCTCGTAGCCTTCCCCCAATACAAGCCAAATATGGTCGTATCCAAGCCGTTTTTCTATATTTAATGCGTAATCTAGTCGCATCGATTTAATTTTTCCGTCCAGCCATTGATTCACAACGCTTTTAGATGCCCCCGATGCATCTACTAAGCCACTCTGTCCCAAATTGGGCAGGTCGCTCATGATCTTCTCGATTCGTTGGCTCAATGTGGACATGTTTAAAACTCTAAACAAGCCTTGGTTTAGTGTGCTTGACCGCATTAGGTTTAGGACTCTATACTTTGGGGATGGATACTAAACAGTTGATCGCTGGGCTCGGTGGACCATCGAAAGTCATGGAGGATACTGGCTTATCGAAGGGGCGTATCTCTCAGTGGGTCTCCCAGGACAGGATTACGCCTTCTTGGGAGCGATATTTACGTGCCCAGTATCCCGATCTTGATTGGGCTTCCTACGACTCTCGTCAGCTCCGAGCGCATGAAGCGCGCCTCGTGTCAGCAACTGACGCTCAGCATCCACGCTCGGCCTGCCGGTTGGCAGCTGAAGTGCCCGCAACGTCTTCCACATGACGCGAGCCGCAACTGGGTTCGAGCTAGCCAACGTGGAGGCGAGCGCTGTCGCTATCTCCTCCATTGCAATGCGCTGCGTATTTATCACATCGGCAAAGTGGTGTGATCTTTTCAGTAATTGGTTGAACTGCTTTTGCGCTTCGCCGACTTCATCAAAACGTTCGCGTCCTTGCACTGTATTTCCCCTCTTCTCTGTGGTCCGTGGCGAATGCCACAGGGCTCACTGTAAGGCGCATGCCTCATGAAATCACCAGGAAAAAATCGGAGATTTTCCCCATGACTTACCACTACGGTGAGACCAATCAGCACGACTGCATCTACAACCTGGCGCGCCAGTATCCGGGCGGTATCGAAGCGCTGGCCCTGCGCCTGGGTACCACCGCCAAGCTGCTGCGGAAGAAGCTCACACCCGGCGAGGTGCGCAACCATCTGAGCTTCGAGGATGCCACCGCGATCATGGAAGTCTGCCAGGCCATCGGCATGGCTGATGCGTTGGCACCACTGCACGCGACGGCATTCCGTCTCGGCCAGATCAACGTCCCTATCCCCGAGGTGGAGCGCGGCGACCTGACGCAGGAAGCCATCCACACGGCCGCCGTCGGCGCCATGCGTCAGCTGGCAGAAGCCATGGCGGCATCGTCCGACGCGCTGATCGACGACAACCTGACCGCCAAGGAACTGGCCGATATCGAGCCGAAGATCCGCGGCATCCTGCCGCTCGTTTGTTCGTGGCTGGAGCGCATGCGCGTGCGGGCGCAAAACGATGGCGCCGGCCGCGGGATATTCAAGGGCGTGTTCGCCCGCTGCCGGCGCGCTGGTGGTCATCATGTGCCGCCGATGCCTGCGCCATCAGCGCCGAGTCGTCCAGCCGCAGATGGGCGCGTCGATGTCGGCCAATAGCCCGGACACCAGTTCTCAGGAGTGGCAACTGGACTGCCTGGCGCGCCACATCCTGAATATGCCCACCAAGCCGGACCGAATTGCATTCGTTGAGTCGATACGATCGAAGATGGCGAAGAAGGCGTGGCCGGGCGCAGAGGAAGCAGCTGACACGTTCGCCGCGGATCTCCGTCGGCGGATTTTGGAGCAGCACGAATTGCGCAAAGCAGCGCGGACACAAGCACCATAAGCGGTGCGGTAGGGGGAAATTTGACGACGATCGACCAGGCGGTGCAGCAGATGCGCGCCGCCGGCCTTCCGGCATTGCCGGATGGCCACCCGCGCATCACCGGCCGCATTCAGCGGTTCGGCAAGGAAAAGAAAAACTGGTACGTCATGCGCGAGGTGCTGCTGCGAAACGGCAAGAGCGCCATCGTCGGCGCGTTCGGTACCTGGACCGGTACCAACACCACCAAGTATACGTTCGAGGCGGACTGGACGGGCATCTCCGACGAGGAGCGCGCCGAGTTGGCGCAGCGCATCCGCGAGCAGGAGGAGCGCGAAAGGGAAAAGCGCGAGCAGCAAGCCACCAACGCCGGAAATCGCGCTAGGGCGCAATGGGCCGGCGCCTCGCTTGAGGGCGTATCCGAGTATGCTCAGCGCAAGCAGATCACGACGCCGGGCCTGCGCTTCCTGGCTGACGGCACGCTGTTGGTGCCGATGCTGCAGCAATATGCCAGCGGGCCGGTACTGGTCGGCCTGCAGAAGATTGAGGCGGACGGCAGCAAGAGGTTCAACACGGGCATGAGCAAGACCGGTGCGTTCTGCCCGATCGGGAAGATCACGTCGGAAGACAAGTTGCTCTTCGCGGCCGAGGGCTATGCCACCGGCCGGTCGGTGCGCATGGCGCTGGAGGATCAGATCCCCGGCCTGGTGGGCTTCGATGCTGGTAACCTGCTGCCCATGCTCAAGGCCGCCCGCGCACGCTACCCTGACGCGCATTTCCTGATCTGCGCCGACGACGATTTTCTGTTCGAGCCGCGCGTGCATCGTGACCTGCTGCAGGAGTACGGGATCGAGGCGGTCATCATCGACGGTACCGAGCGAATGCATGCCGGCAAGGATGGCGAATACCGGGTGACCGCCAGTTGGAAGGAAGGTATCGCCGGTCTGGAATTCATCGAAGTGTACATCCAGCATGCCGACTTCTCGCGCAGGATGCGCTACGAGAACACCGGGCTGGTGAAGGCGCATGAGGCCGCCCTGGCTATCGGCAATGCATCCGTCGTCGCGCCGGCGTTCTCTGGCCGGGGCGACAACAAGTGGACTGACTGGAACGACCTGCACTGCATCGAAGGCTTGGAGGTCTGCGCCGAGCAGCTGCAGGCCGCCATCCTGGTGGCGCTGATGCCGCCTGAGATCAGGGCCAGGCAGGCCGAGGAGGCGCTGGACACCACCGCCATCAAGCTGGAGGGCGAGCAGGATGAATTGCTCAACATGGCCGCCGCGCTGGTGCGCCAGCAGAAGCGTGCAACCGCATCGCTACTGCAGCGCCACCTGCGCATTGGGAACAACCGCGCTGGCCGCATCCTAGACCAGCTGGAGCAGGCCGGCGTCATCGGCGCCATGCAGGCCGGCGGCAAGCGCGATGTGCTGGGCGCCGGCGCGGATCCCGCTGGCGCTGGCGGCGCGAATTCGCGCGAGACCGGCCCCATGGATGCGGAGCGTGAGAATTCCGAGCAGCGATGGGAATCGCACCTGGCGCGCAACGACAAGGGGCAGATCCTGCCGGTGCTCAGTAACGTGGTGCATATCCTGCGCAACTCGCCCGACTGGGATGGCGTGGTGGCCTTCGAGGAATTTAGCGGCGAGGTGGTGAAGCTCAGGCCGCCACCGTTTGAGAGGGGCCAGGCCGGCCTGTGGGTCGACAAAGACGACTTGCGCACCACCCTGTGGCTGCAGCAGAAATACTCCTTCCACCCGCGCGACGACGTGGTGATGAAGGCAGTGCTGCTGGCCGCCGACGCGCAGTCGCGCCACGTGGTACGCGAGTATTTGGAGCCGCTAGTGTGGGACGGTACTGAGCGCCTGGCCCACTGGATGGTGGACTTCCTCGGTGCGGAGGATAGCGAGTATGTCCGGCGGGTGTCGCGAAAGTTCATGATCGGCGCCGTGGCGCGGATCTTCAAGCCAGGCTGCAAGATGGATAACGTGCTGATCCTGGAAGGCACGCAGGGCCTGAAGAAGTCGACCGCGCTCAAGACGCTGGCCGGCGAGTGGTTTACCGATGCGCCATTGCGGTTCGGCGACAAGGACAGCTATGCGATCATGCGCGGCAAGTGGTTCATCGAACTGGCCGAGCTGGACTCGTTCAACAAGGCCGACTCGGAGGCGGCGAAGCAGTTCTTCGGCCAGTACGTTGACCGGTACCGGGACTTCTATGGCAAGCGCGCCAGCGACGTGCCGCGCCAGCAGGTTTTCGCGGGCAGCACGAACAAATACGTCTACCTCAAGGACGAGACCGGCAACCGGCGCTACTGGCCAGTGCGCGCCATCGAGATCTTCCTCGAGGCGCTGGCGGCTGCCAGGGATCAACTTTGGGCCGAAGCTGTAGTAGCCTATCGCGCCGGCGAGCCGTATTGGGAAACACCTGACGACGTGCCTTACTTCCGCGAGCAGCAGGAAGCGCGCTTCGTCAACGACTCCTATACCGACCTGATCGCCGACGGCCTGGTGGGCAAGCTGCAGACCACCGTAACGGACGTGCTGGAGCATATCCTGCGCCTGGATACAGCGAAGTGGACCATGCCGGAGCAGCAGCGCGTCGGACGTAGCCTCGGCCAGTTGGGCTGGATGCGCAAGCGTGGGCCCATGAAAGCAGGGCGACGCGAGTGGATCTATGTGCGCCCGGAGCCGGAGGCGGGCAACGGAAGCAACGCACCGAGCGGAGGCGAAGATGATTCGCCAATCTGATTCCAATCGGCAAGCATTTCGCTGTCTGTCCCAGTGCTTTTTTTACTGGGACAGCCGCAAAGCCGCGCCAGCACTGAGCCTGTCCCAGTATGGTGATTTACTGGGACAGCGACTGGGACAAATGCGAGGCTGTCCCAGTGTCCCAGTACCGGGACAAGACTGGGCCAGCGGAAACCCGCGCCCAGCCTGGGCTGTCCCAGCTGTCCCAGTTGTCCCAGTGATTTCCCTCGCGTGTGTGTGCGTGCCTGCGTGTGTGCGTACACATGTGCGTAGGCGTGGGCGCATGCGCGCCGACGCGCGTGCGCGCATCACCCTCATTTTTACTGGGACAACTGGGACACTGGGACAGCTAGGAGAATGCAATGGTTGATCAATTGCAACTCTCCGACGAGAAAGAAGAAGGTGTGCCGACAGCGCGACGGATTCTGACCTTGCCCGCATCATCTACGGCCGTCCGTCGTTCGGGTGGCGGGCAACAGCGCCATCCTGCTGGCTTCGTGGAGGTGGCCGGCCCGGCCGCCCAGGTTCGAGAACTCCCTCCATTGCGGCAACGACAGGTTCCTCAGCGAATTCTCACAGCCGACGATTACGATGGCACCGACCCGGAGCTGGTCGTGCGTCTGGAGAACTGGCGCTGGGCGGTGATGCATACCGGCCACCGCGGCCGGACCTATGGCGACGTGCCGGGCTGGGTGCAGCAGTATGTCGAGCTGCGAGAAACCCACTCCAACATCGGCGCCTCGTCCTGGCGCTCGCTAACGCCGGCAGATGGGGATGCGGCAGATGGCTGGATCGTTGAGCGGGCGGTGGGCGAGCTGACCAACGTGCAGGACCGGGCGATCCTTCGTGGTTGGCACCTGTATGGCATGCCGGCCAGCGCCCTGCGCCGATGGATCGGCGTGCGCAACAGTGCGCTGCTGCCCATGCGTCTGCATGCTGAAAAAAAATTGCAGAAGATGCTTGCCAAGTGAATCGACTGGGACTAACGTTGAGCCCATCAGTAGCAACGTCGCCGCCGTTAAGCGTGCCAGAAGGGTCTGCCAGTTGGCAGGCCCTTTTGCGCCCAGACGGCGCGAAGCCCTTAGCCAGTGATAGCTCAGGGCTTTTTTTCTTGCTGCGCTTGATTTTGCTGAAATTGCCCCTAGATCAGGTTCACTATAATTTAACCTGGGAGAGAACATGGCGCGCACGTTTGAGGACTTCAGGCAAGCTGCTGCAAAATCCTATAGAAGTTTGAAGCAGCGGCAAGACCATGTTGAATTTACCGTAGATGAGTTTCACCGGGCATTGTTAGAAGGATTTGATGCCAACGGCGCTATGCTCGCTAAAGGAGCAATTGTTTATGACAATCTCCAGCAGTCTTTCGGCCTTGATGTGTCGGGCTGGTCAACATCGTTGTCCGCGACTGTGAATTTTAGGTTCAATTTCTCTCTTGCCGGAAATCTCGCGACGCATTTTGATGTCGACATGAAGTTTAGCGAGACGGATTCGGGCATCCGAGTTCAGTTCCTGAAAACTGGTGATGCGGTCATAGGTTACGAGAAAAGTCTCAACCGAGCTGCGTTGGATGAGTTGATTGAGAAAATTTCGGACTATCTGGAAGAAAACATTTAACTGAAAAGCCCCGCTATGCGGGGCTTTTTTCGTTCCTGACATAGACCGCGACCTGCACCGTGGTGAAGACGCGGGACCAATTCGCAACCATACAGCCCTGACCTCGGTCGGGGCTTTTTTTTGAGGTGACTATGCTGCAATCCACCGGAAAGAAGACGCTCGATGTTACGTCGTCTTACTTCGATGCGCTGCCGACCACTTCGGTGACCTACACCGCCAGCAACAAGCCGAACGTCATCACGAAAAGGGATGGTGACGTGATCTGGACGAAGACCTTCAGCTATGACGCGTCGGGCCGCTGGATCGGTGATACCGGGTGGGTGCCGCAATGAGCGTCGATTCCTTTCTGATCGACATGTTGGCCGCTGGTGTCGAAGCCAACCGGCTCGACCTACTTCCGCTCGGCGATCTGATCGCGGGTGCTTCGGTCAAGGTGAATTTTCCTCCCGTGTGGGCTGCGACCAGCGGCCAGTGGCAGCGTGATACTGGATCTGGCTTCACCAATATCGCGGACCAGACTGGTCTCACCTATGTGCTCCAGGCCGCCGATTTTGCGGCAAGCAATAGCGCCTCGGGTTACAAGCTTCGGTTCGTGGTGGCCGTAGGCATCATTTCGTTCTACTCTGGGATCTTGCAGCTTCCAGTGGGGGCGCCGGGCGCAACTGTGGCGCCTGCGTTCAGTGCCGGCCCGACACTGAGCTCGACACCGCAGTCTGGCTTGCCGTTGACAGTCGTTCCTGGAACAGTGAACGATTCCACCGCGACCACGATGACCTACGACATTTTGCGTAGTGGTCAAGTCGTGGCGAGCGGGGCAAATCCGAGTTACACGCCGACAGACAAGGACTTGGGCTATTACTTCCTGTGCCGTCAGCATGCTGTGAATTCCCTGGGATCCGACGACGCGGCATGTTCTCCTGTCCTGTGCGTGCCATTACTGTCTGCCGCGCTGGCTTTCAGCAAGCTTCCGTTTTGCCATGCGAGCAACCCGGTAGTGGGTGAGCCGGTGATGTTTGCGCCGGCGACTGCGCAAGGTACCGGCGTGACGATCACCTATCAGGGGATCTTGAACGGGGTCTTGCAGGGAAGTCCTGCCTCGACCCCGCCACTGGTGACTCCAAGTGCTGTCGGGACGGTGGCAATGCGGACGATCATTAGCAATTCGTCTGGCAGCATCACATACAACACGGACCCGGTGACGGTTTCTGCCGCTGTAGCGGCCACCAGCGCGCTGCGGTATGTTTCGGCGTTCAACCGTGGATGCCTGTTCCAGGCAACCAACAGTGCCGGCGTTGCCAACAAGATCATGGCAAACGATGAGCATGCAGTGGGCAGTGGTGGAATCACGTCGTTCCGCCTGGCTTATGACAACGTCATCAGCGGTGGCCTGGCGGCTCCTGTGGGGCCGGGGTCGGCCTCTGTGTTGGAAGACGTCTATGCGGTGGTTTTCAACAACGGCGTTCGCATCGGCAATCCGGTCCAAGTGACCTGGTCCGGCGCAGTTGGTTGCACGTTCGCGGACGGTGCGGTGGACGTCATGTCCGACGAAATCCTCGCTACTCAGTTCGGAGTGAGCGTCATTCCACAAGGCGCAGTGATCAACCTCCAGACGCGTTGGGACTGGCCGATTAACAAGGTTTTTGCTTGCCAAGAAATTGCCACCGCGCCTGTACGAGGTAGCTTCTTCTATTACGACCCGACAACTAGTTCCATCGGAGCAGCTGTCGGCAGCACCAACTACCAGGGCGGTTATATCCTGGTATCGGGAACCGGGATGCGCTACAACGGCGTTACCGGCCCGAAGTTGCGCATCATCGGCAAGTTCTTTTCCGGCGACCCCAAGGTTTTGTTTGGGTTCGGCGACAGCACCTTCGGCAGCAACAACTATTTCTCGATCTTCCACAACGTGGTGGCAAACGAGCCAGGGCGGCCATATCTTGCGTCCTTCGATTGCCAGCGATCGGGAGGGACCAGCTCGTACTTCGCAGCCGGCACCGGAGGGGCAGGAGATATCACGCAGCTAGTCAAGTACGCCAACATCGTGTTGGACGGCATCCATATCAACTCGATCACCGGCACCGCCGCGAACTCGACTGATATCAAGAACCGGTCGTTGACCTACTGGCCGATCATGCGTGCTGCCTTCCAGACGGGGGCAGGGCTGCGGACCGGGAAGATCATCCGGCAGATGTTTGCCATGCGCTTCTCCACCTACACGGCGGTCAATGCGTTGTCCAGTCAGCAGGTCCCTACTAGCCGCATGGCATTGGGCGGGGACATCGTCACCGACTGGGACAACTGGGTGCCAACCAAGGTTGCCGATGGCACCATTGACGGCATGGTGGAGGTGCGGTCGTTGTATGGACTCAGCAGCGACCTGACCAAGGCCAATGCCTTCAAAACTACGCCCACTTGCTTTACTGATGGTCTCCACATGAACCACGGGGAATACATCGGATACAAGAATCGAGCGTTCATCGAGGCAATGGCGTGATCCGTAGGAGGGCTGATGTCAAAGGCGACGGGTGTTGGCGAAGTGGTGGCGAGGCTCCGTGATTCCGGGAAGGACCAGGCGCCCTTTGTGATGGCGTCTGGTCTCACCGCTATGGCGCGTGCTGTGGCAAGGGCTGAGACCGAAGAAATGCAGCGAGTCTTCGATAGGCCGACCCCTTTTACCATGAGGGCCATCGGCACGACGCCGGCGACAAAGCAGAACCTTACGGCCCAGGTCTTCGTCAAAGAAGCACAAGCGAAGTACCTGGAGCCACAGGTCGATGGCGGCGCACGCCACCTCAAGACCTTTGAGGAGCGCATGACCATCACGGCGGGCCAACTGGTTGCTGTACCCGGCACTGGCGCCCCACGCAACGCATACGGCAACATCGGCAAGGCGCAGTTGCTGAAGATTCTGCGCGAAGTCAACACCGGTGGGATGGCGAAGCGCTACTTCTACGGGCGGCCGAAGGGGCATGGGCTACCGGGTGGGATTTATGCCCGCAGTGATGGCAACAGCAAGATCGTGCCGCTGCTGGTGTTCGCGCAGCGCGCTGTGTACCAGTCGCGCTTCAAGTTCAGCGAGGTCGCCGAGCTGACGGTCAGGGCGCAATGGACCGAGCACCTAGCCGCATCGTTCCGGCGAGCAATGTTGACTAGAAAGTGACTCAAGGAAACATTCTTTGATGCAATATTGCCGCTCGCTTGGGTCCCTCCTGGAGCCCTAGGCGCGTGGGTAATTCGCATCGCGGCTTTCGTGTTGTCACTGATTTTTTTTAGAGTGGTCACTGTGGTCAGTGGTCACCTTTCCCTATGAACACAACCAATTCGACGCTGCTGACCGGCGAGGTCAGCCTGCGCGCATACGCTCGTCATCGCGGTGTGGCGCTCAATGCGGTGCAGCGTGCCATCGCATCCGGGCGGATCCGGAAGACAGCCGGCGGAAAGATCGATGTCGCGGCGGCCGACAAGGCCTGGGCGGCGAATACCGACCTGTCTCGTCGGCCTCCCGATGCGCCGCTTCCCGCTGGCGCCACCGGTCGGGATGGTGGCGGCGAGGCCGATGCCGATGCGGATGCTGGCGGCGAAGCTGCTGGCACGTCGGAATATCAGAAGCACCGCGCGACCCGCGAGCGCATTCGCGCCGAGCGCGAGCAGATTGAGCTCGACCAGCTGGCCGGCCGAGTCATCGATGTTGGTGAGGCTGGCCGCATGGCATTTACCGCGTTTCGCACGCTGCGCGACGCAATCATGAACGTGGCGCCCCGGATCAAGGACATCCTGGCGGCCGAGACCGACCCGATGAAGGTGGAGCAGATCGTCGAGGCCGAGTTGGCCAGCGCCCTGGAAAGCATCGATATCGGCAAGGTGCTGACCGACCAGGATGAAGAGGAACAGGAGGATGGGAGCGACTGAATCGTTCATCCGGACGCTCGCATCAGCGATCAAGCCGGATGCCAAGGTTGGCATCGCGGATTGGTCCGCCAAACATCGGATCCTGCCGCCCGACTCTCCGGAGCCGGGAAAGTGGCGTAACGAACGCACGCCCTACCTAGTCGGCATCATGGATGCCTTGACCGGCCGGGCCAGTGCTGTCACGCGCAAGAGCCACGATGACACGGCGCTGTTCGACAACAGCTTCGTGCGCTGGGTGGGGCTGCAGAAAGGGCACCAGCTTGGCGGATCCGCGCTCGGTGAGAACTTTATCGGGCACAGCATCACCAGCGCGGCCGGCAACATCTTGGCGGTATTCGCGACGAAGGACGACGCGGAGAAGTGGGAGGTCGACCGCTTCGAGTCGATGCGCGGTTCGACGCCCGAGATCCGGCGCCGCGTGCGTGACTCAGGAAAGAAGGGTAGCGACAACACCAAGCTGCGGAAGAAATTCCCGGGTGGCATGCTCAACCTAGTCAGCGCCACCAAGGCCGGCCGACTGAAGTCGACCACGATCCGATATGTGCTGCTGGAAGAGGTCGACGAGTATCAGCTGAACGTCGACGGCCAGGGTAACCCGATGACGCTCGCGGGCAACCGGACGAGCAACTTCGGCAAGCGCGCGAAGATCTTCGCGAACAGCACGCCGACAGTCAAAGGAAGATCGCAGATTGAAAAGCTGTATCTGCGCGGAGATCAGCGCAGATACTTCGTGCCTTGTCCGTGCTGCGACGCGCCGCAGTTCCTCAGTTGGGGCCGGCTGCGCTGGGAGGATGGCAAGCCGGAGACCGCTGTGTATCACTGCGAGGCGTGCGGCGTTGGCAGCCTCGAGCACGAGTGGAAGTCGGGATACGACCGGGCCTACTGGATGCCCACGGCTGCGGGCGATGGCGAAACCGCGAGCTTCCACCTGAGCGCGCTGTATGCGCCAATCGGATGGCGGCCGTGGGCCGAGGCGGCACGCGACTGGATTGTAGCCACCGCCAAGCTGGCCGCTGGTGACCCGACGGACATGATCGCCTTCGTCAACAACTTCCTGGCCGAGTGCTGGGAAGACAGGTCTGCGCAGGTGAAGTGGAAGGAGATCCAGGCGCGTCAGGAAGACTACCAGCTCAAGGCTATCCCGCAGGGTTGCTTCATTCTGACCGCCGCTGTCGATGTGCAGCCCAACCGTCTGGAGGTTTTCACCGATGGCTGGGGGCGCGGTATGGAGAACTGGACGATCGATGTGCAGGTAATCCTCGGTGATCCGTCGACGCCCGCACCATGGGCCGAGCTGGACAAGATCCTGGCCACACCGTTGCGCAACAGTCGCGGTGTCGATATGAAGATCCAGGTCATGGGCATTGACTCGGGCGGCGCCAACACACAGGAGGTCTACGACTACTGTCGGTTGCGTCAGCACCTGGGGGTGTTCGCACTGAAGGGGGCATCCGAGCGCCGCAAGCCGATCATCGGCAGGCCGTCGCAGCAAGACGTGACAGTTTCGGGTACTACCTTCAAGAACGGCGTGATGCTGTGGCCCATTGGTACCGACACCGCGAAGGAGCGGATTTTCGCGGCGCTCAACGCTGATGCAGCGGTCGATCGCCTGGGCCTGCGCATGCATTTCCCGAAGGATCTGGGCGATGAGTTCTATCAGCAGCTCGTCGCCGAGATCTACAACCCGGTGAAGGACCGCTGGGAAAAGATCCGTATGCGCAACGAGGTGCTGGACTGCAAGGTTTACAACCTTGCATGTGCGTATCACCCCAGGTTGCGGCTGAACGTGATGACCGAGCGCGAGTGGCTCAGCCTCGAGAACGCGCTCGAGCCGCGGATCGCCGATTTGTTCTCGCAACCGGCCGCGCCGGCCGAGGAGCAGCAAGCGCCGGAAGCGGAAGCCTCTGAAAGCGAGGAAGTAGTGGAAGAGGTCTCCAGCGCGCCAAGCGCCTGGATCGAGCCGCAATCAAACTGGATGGGAAGGTGATATGGCTTTTGATCAAGCAAAACTTGATGCCCTTGACGAGGCGATCGGCAGCGGCGAGCTGATAGTCAAGTGGAACGGTAAAGAGGTGACGTACCGCAGCATCAACGAACTGATGCGCGCGCGCAATTTCATGGTATCTCAGATGAGTCCTGGCCAGCACCGGCGCGACGCGTCTATCGGTACGATGGAGGGCTGACCATGAACTTCCTCGATAAGATGATTGGCTATGTGGCGCCTGCGGCAGGTGTGCGGCGTGCGCAGGCCCGCGCATGGCTGGATGCAAAGCGCGGCTTCGACGGCGCCAAGCGTGGTGCGAGAGGCGCGGGCTGGATTGCAGGTGGAGGCAGCATCAACGCGGAGCTCGCGATGTCGCTGTCGACGATGCGAAACCGATCGCGGGATCTGCTGCGCAACACTCCTTACATGAAGCGAGCAGTCAATATCCATTGCGCCAATATTGTGGGGATTGGCATCACGCCGAAGTTTTCGGACGCGGGGGCGGCGGCGGCTTGGAAGCGCTGGGCGCGCAAGGATTGCGACGCTGGTAACCTTCTGAACATGGGCGGCCTGCAGGTGCAGCTCGTGCGCGCAATTTGGGAAAGCGGCGAAGTGCTAGTTCGTTTTCGAGTCCGCCGTGCTGACGACGGCCTGGATATTCCGCTGCAGATTCAGGTGCTCGAGCCCGATTACCTTGACGACTCGAAGACCTACCAGTTCGAAGGTGGATTTTGTATCGCCGGCGTGCAGTTCAACAAAATCGGCCAGCGCACCGGCTACTGGATGTTCGAGCAGCATCCTGGTGAGGTTGCCAATCTCGCCAAATCCATGACCAGCAAGTTGGTGCCGGCCAGTGAAGTGATCCACTTCTTCAATGGGATGGGGCGGCCTGGCCAGGTGCGAGGTTTTCCCGAGCTGGCCATCAACATCTGGAAGGCGCGCGACATCAACCTCTACCAGGAGGCGGAGCTGGTGCGCAAAAAGCTGGAAGCCTGCTTTTCTGTTTTCGTGACGTCGAACGACCAACAGTTCAAGGTCGCGCCGGACGGGAAGCGGGATGAGAAGGGCCGCAGGACCGAGTCGCTGTCGCCTGGCATGATCCAGTATCTGCTGCCTGGCGAAGATATCTCGTTCGCCGCGCCGACCGGCAATGATGGCTATGAGGCGGCGATGCGGGTCGATTTGCGCACCATGGCCGCTGGTTGCGATGTGACCTATGAGCAGATGACCGGCGACTATTCCCAGGTGAATTTCACCAGTGGTCGGATGGGCAAGCTGGAATATCGGGCCTATGTCGAGCAGTTCCAGTTTCTGGCATTCATCCCGATTGCCCTGGACCCGATCGCGGCGCGATGGGCGACGGTTGCGCATCTCGCCGGCCAGATCCGGTCGCCTCGGTTCGTGCCCGATGAATGGACCGCGCCGCGCGTGCCTTTGCTGGACCCGCTGCGCGAAAGCCAGGGCTACAAAATCCTGATGGAGAATCGGATCATCAGCCGTGCTGAGGTTCAGCGTGAGCTGGGGTACGACCCGGTGCAGATGGACCTTGAAATCAGCGCAGACCCGTTGCTGGCAAGTATTCCTAGTGACAAGTCAGCCAGCGACAAGCAGACAGCCCGTCTCCTCGCTGAGGATGGTTGATCGATTGATAACGAAAAACAGAGCCCGCCTAGCGGGCTTTTTCTTTTGGGGAGCCCCATGCCGAACGTAACAAGAACCTCCGAGCGCCAGGACGTGGCGCTGGTCTGCCGCGCGCAGCCAATCTCTTCCGTCGATGCGTCGCAGCGCACGGCCAATGTCGTGTGGACCGCCGGCGCCCAGGTGCGGCGGTATGACTGGTATCGCGATCGCGCCTACATCGAGGAGCTGAGCCAGGAACCCGGTGCGGTCCGCATGGAGCGCTTGCTCTCCGGGCGCGCGCCGCTGCTCGATACCCATAGCACCTGGAGTTTGAATTCCGTGCTGGGCGTAATTGACTCGGCCACGTCGCCGGATCAGGGCGGTGAAGCGACCATTCGCTTCTCCAAGCGCGACGATGTCGAGCCTGTCTACCAGGATGTTTTGGACAAGATCATCGGCAACGTGTCGGTCGGCGCGCGGATTCACCGCCTGGAAATGATCGCGCCGGGCGTCGAGGATAACGACACATGGATCTATCGCGCCGTTGACTGGGAACCATACGAGATTTCGTTGGTGCCAGTCGGTGCCGATCCCGATGCTGGCGTCACGCGCAGCGAGGGTGCTCAGACGCCGGCGCAGCAAGGTTTCAGTTGTGAAGTAGTCACCATCCTGCTGGCGGATTCGCCAGCGCCTCAAGTTTCGAACCGCACGGCCGCCGCCGTGCAACCAACCCAGAAAGGAAGCAATATGCCCCAAGCAGCAAATCCGGCGGCGCCCGGTGGCGCACAAGTTCAACAATCGGCCGCTCCGGTCGCTACCCCTGTACCGGCTGCGCCGGCCGCGCCCGATCCTGCTGAAGCCAATCGCTCGGCAAGCGAAGCCGGCATTGCCGCCGAGCGTGCCCGCGTGCAGGCCATCGGTGTGTCGGTGCGCGCTGCCGGCCTGGATGGCGCCCAAGGCATGATCGACGACTACATCTCCCGCGGCGTCTCCATCGAAGGCGTCAACGCCGACCTGCTGCGTCGCATGGCCGAGCGTAGTGAAGCTGTGTTGGTGCGCGGCCAGAACGGCTCGATCGTGACCACGCAGGACGAGACCGAAGTGCGTCGCGCTGCGATGCAGAACGCCATCATGCACCGCGTGGCGCCGGCGGCGGTGAAACTGGATGATGCTGCACGCCAGTATCGCGGCATGACCCTGCGCGAGCTGGTACGGGATGGCCTGGAGGCTGCCGGCATCTCCTGCCGCGGGCTGTCGCCGAACGAGCTGGCCGGTGTGGCTCTCGGCCTGACTCAGCGTGCTGGCCACAATACCTCGGATATGCCGATCATCTTCGGTGGCGTGCTGGCGCGCACCATGCGCGATGCCTACCAGGGGGCGCCGAAGACCTTCACCGCCTGGGCTCGCCCCGGCGTGTTGAGCGATTTCCGCCCGGTGACCCGTGCCGCATTCGACGCTGCAGTCAAGTTCGACAAGGTCGGCCAGAGTGGCGAGTACAAGTATGGTTCGCTGAGTGAGAACGGCGAAACCATCCAGCTCGGCACCTACGGCAAGGCCCTGGTCTTCACGCGCCAGATGATCATCAACGACGATCTATCGGCCCTGCAGCGTCTGCCGCAGTTCTTCGGTCGTGCGGCTGCAGACATGGAGTCGGATCTGGTGTATGCCATCCTGACCGCCAACGCCAAGATGTCCGACAACAAAGCGCTGTTCCATGCCGACCACGGCAACCTGGCTGCGGCAGGCGCTGGTATCGGCATCGACTCCATCTCGGCCGGTCGCACCGCAATGCGCACGCAGAAGTCGCTGGCGGGTTCGCTGATGAACCTGGGGCCCAGCGTGCTGCTGCTGCCGGCGGCGCTGGAAACCGTCGGCGCGCAGATCACCAGTGCCAACTACCAGCCCAACGTTCCGGGCCAAGTGAACCCGTTTGCATCGACTCTGAAGCCGATCGTCGAGGCGCGCCTGGATGCTTCCAGCCCTTCGGCCTGGTACCTGATCGCGGACAACTCCCTGATCGATACCGTGGAATACGCCTACCTGGACGGTGAGCAGGGCCTGTACACCGAGCAGGCGACCGACTTCGACAACGACGGCGTGAAGGTCAAGGGCCGCATCGACTTCGCTGCCAAGGCGATCGATTACCGCGGTATGTACAAGAACCCTGGCGCCCAGTAATTCGGCGCAGTGCAGATGACTGCAGTCGGCCTCGCTGGCTGTAGCCCCTGAAAATTTCTTTAAGGAAGTCATATGAAAAACTTCGTGCAACCTGGCAAGACCATGACCGCGGCCCTGGGCGCTGCCGTGACCGCGGGCGATCTGGTGATCATCGGCGTGCTGGCCGCCGTGGCCAATGGCAACTATGCCGCCAATGAGCAGGGTGAATACGAACTGACCGGCGTCTACACCTTCACCGCCCTGGGCACCGCAGTCGGCGCGCAGGGTGCGATCGCCTACTGGGACCAAACCAACAAGCGCATCACCGACGTGGCTACCAACAACTCGGCGGTGGGCCACTTCTTCGTGGCCAAGGCCAACGGCGACGCCACTGCCACCGTCCGCTTGGTCCAGCGCCTGGCCTAATGGTGGACGCGTTTTCGGGGCGCTTCGGCGCGCGGCTCATGTCGACCTTTTCGCGTCACGGCATGGTGTCGATCATGGTGCTGGCCGACGGGACGCAGGTTGATGTGGGATTCGAAGAAGGCGGCCAGGTGGAGCTTGATGGTGTGGTGCATGTCATCGAGCGTAGTGTTGAATACCTGGCCGCCAGCGCGACGTTGACGCGGGGCATGTTGGTGACCGTCGCCGGGAAGTCCTTCAAGGTCAAGCGTCAACCGGACCCGAAGGACGACGGAACTTTCTGCATCGCCTACTTGGAGCCTTCGTCATCATGATCATTCGCCAGCAGATTCAAGCCGCGCTAGTCGAGCAGTTGGTAGCTTGGCCGGACTTTCCGGCAATCGTCGGCCGCTCTCTGGTGCGGGCGTTTTCCGAGGATGAAGGGGATCAACTGGTCGTGCACCGTGGCAGCGAGACGCCGGACCTCGATCTTGATGGTGATGGGCAGCGCGCTTGCGATGTCCTGGTCACCGTGGTCACCCGAGCAGATGATGCTGAGCCTGCCGCAGATAACGTGATGGCTGTGGCGCACCCGATCATTATGGCCTTCTCGCTTCCTGGCGTGCTCAACGTCGAGGAAATCAAGGTCGATGAGCCGAAGTATGCCAGCGCCGACTACCGCGTCTGCATGGTCACCACGCAGTATCGCATCACCTACCAGGTGCAGTCCTTCGGGATCTGAACCAATCAGCTGGATAACCATGCCGCCATCGGGCGGCATTTTTTTTTAGGAAGCGTATGACCATTTCTGCACAAGGCTGCAAATTCGAGGTCAAAACTGGCACCGGTGCCGTGAAAAACATCACCGGTGTTGCTCTGGGCAACCCTACCATCCTGAAATCGGTGGGCCACACCTTCAAGAACGGCGACGTGGTCAATCTGGCCGCCATCGCCGGTCCGGTGGTGCTCAATGGCGTGAAAGCAGTGGTCCAGTTCGCCACCGCTGATACCTTCGCCGTCGCTGTCGACACGACTGGTGCGCCGGCGTGGACCGCCGGCGGTACCGCCACGTCGACGGCCTACACCTACGTGAAGGGCGTCAAGTCGTTCTCCGGCATGGACGGCACCGCTGATGAGCTGGATGCGACCGACATGGACAGCACCGCCAAAGAATACCTGCTGGGCCTGCAGGATTTCGGCAAGTTCTCGCTGGACATCAACAGCAAGCGCGACGACCCGGGGCAGATCGCCATGGAAGCCGCGCGATCCAGCGGCGCCCCAACCCCATTCCGCCTGACTCTGCCCAACGGCAAGGTCGCCACCTTCGACGTGCTGGTCAAGTCGACGCCGCTGTCGGGCGCAGTCAATGCGCTGCTGACCGGCACCATCGACACCCGCATCACCGGTGAGGTGACCTGGGCATGAACCTCCTGACCGCTGATCAAATCCTGGGCGCCGCGCTGGCGTTCACCGATGTCCAGGTTCCCGAATGGGGTGGCACCGTGCGTGTGCGCTCGATGACCGGCGCTGACCGCGAGGCCTTCCACGAGTCGTTGCCGAAGACCGTGGACGGCAAGACGCCCCTGACGGCTTTCCAGGCCTCGCTGGTCGCCAGCACCGTGGTGGACGGGGCCGGCAAGTTGCTGTTCACGCCGGATCAGGTGGCGCGCCTGCGCGAAGTAAGCGCTAGCGCGCTGGAACGCGTTGCGGCTGAAGCCATGCAACTGAACGGCCTGGGCGTCAATGCTGTGGAGGAGGAGGTAAAAAACTCCGCAGCCGGCCAGAGCGACGCTTCTGGTACCGGCTCGCAGCCCAGCTCGGAATGAGCGTGCGCCAGGCCCAGCAGGAGATCTCCTCTGAGGAGTTCACCGGCTGGCTGGCGTTCTACCAGCTTGAACCGTTCGGCGACTTGGTCGCCGATCTCCGGCATGGGGTGCTGACGCGGACCCTGGCAAACGTGAATCGCAATCCGAAGACCCGGCCAGATCCCTATCGTCTCAATGATTTCATCCATTGGGGAGAGCTGGCTGGGGATGCCGAACCTGAGCCCGAGCCGATTCTGCTGGACGATCCCGAGGCGCAATCGAAGTTGATTATGGCCCAGATCTTCGGGATCAAGGGCGCTGAGACGTAAAGAGGCAGAAAATGGCAAATCAGCAAGTTGGCACCATGGTAGTGACCTTGCAGGGGGATGTTGCGCGCTACCAAAGCGGTATGGACAGCAGCGCGCAGCGTACCGAGCAGGCCATGGCGCGCATCCAGGCCAGCACCGCCAGCGCGGAGCAGTCGTTTGCCCGCCTGGAGTCGGCCGCGTCGATAGTGAAGGCAGCCATTGCTGGGGTTGCACTCGGCGGCATGGTGGCTGAGCTCGGCCAGCTCGGCGAGACGTCGGGGCGTATCCAGGGCCAGTTGCGCCTGGTAACCGATAGCTTCGCCGAGCTAAAGGCCGTCCAGGCCGACCTGTTTGTGGTATCGCAACGCACCCGGCAGGACATGGGAGCGACGGTCGATCTGTATTCGAAGGTGGCGCGCGCGACCTCGGACATGCTGCTCAGCCAGAAAACACTGGTGTCGTTCTCGCAGGCCGTCAACAACAGCATTACGGTCAGCGGCGCCGGCGTGCAGCAGGCGGAGGCCGCCATTCTCCAACTGGGCCAGGCGCTGGCGTCGGGGAAGCTGCAGGGCGACGAATTCCGCTCGATCGCCGAGAACGCCCCCCGGCTGGCCCAGGCTATTGCTGATGGTATGGGCGTATCCCGTGGCGAGCTGAAAAAGCTGTCGACGGAAGGGAAGCTTACGGCCGAGACGATCGTCTCCGCGGTCGTTGGTCAATTCGACAAGCTGCAGTCGGAGGCGGACAAGATCCCGCAAACGGTCGGCCAGGCCTTCCAGCAACTGCGCAACGTGATCATCAATGAGATCACTGCGGTCAACGAGGGGCCTGGGATTGGGGCCGCTGCAGCGAAGGGGGTGCAGCTGCTCGCCGAGAACCTGGATGTACTGAAGGCAGCGATCGCCGGTGTGGTGGCGTTCAAGCTGAGCGGCTGGATTCTCGAGGCCTCGGTGATGATGGTGCAGAAGGCCAACGCCGCCTATAACGCAGCTGCAGCAACCATCGCTGAGCAGCAGGCGACCATCCAGGCCACATCGGCCACGGCGGCGAAGGCGGCTGCAGATGTGGCCGCGACAGAGGCCAAGCTGGCGACCATCGTGGCCTTGCGCGAGGCAGCCATCGTCGCGTTGAACGAGGCCAATGCCACCATCGCCGCGACGGAAGCCATTGGCGCCTACAGCACCGCCCTGGCGATGAATCGCGCAGCGGTCGCTACGCGCAGCGCGGCGCTGGCTGAGATGGCTGCGCTATCGCGCGCCCAAGTTGCCGTCGAGGCGCAGCTCACTGCATCCACTGCTGCGGCCACGGCCGCCACCGAGGCCTTCGCAGTGGCGCAAACCGGCGCGGCCGGCGCTACCAGCTTGGCATCGAGAGCAATGGGGCTGCTGGGCGGCCCGATCGGTTTGATCACCACGGTGCTCGGCCTGGGCGTTGCTGCCTGGCAGCTATGGAGCATGAACGCTGAAAAGGCGGAAAAGGACTCCCTGAAAACGGTCGAGGAGACAACCCCGCAATTCCTGGCACGCCTCGACCAGCAGATCGCCAAGCTGAAGGAGCGCAACGCGCTGGTGGCTAGCATGCCTGCGCTCAAGGACTCGAATGACGCCGACCTGGCCAAAGTGGCACAGCTGAAAGCGAAGTATGAGGACGTCAACCTGCGGCGCGGCGAATTTGTTGGCATCAGTGACGAATCGCGTGCGAGCCTGCTTACGACGGTGGGCGGTCAGTACGCCCAGGCACTGGTCAAGATCGCCGAGCTGAAAGAGCAGACCGACATCAAGAACCAGAAAGATCTGCAAGCCAAATTCACCGACTTCCTGGAGAAATACAAATCCAAGGAACAGAAGCTTAGCGAGACGTTGGCGGAATTCGACAAGCAATTCAAGGGCAAGGTATCGGACACGGATTACCTCAAGGGCCGGCAATCCATCATCGATAAGTTGTCGGAAAAGCCGACCAACGATAGCGACAGCGTGGCGGCGGCCAAAAAGGCAAACGAGGGCAAGCTCAAGGTACTGGAGCAGGAGCTGGCCAAACAACGCGATGTGCAGCAGTTTCATGACGAATACGTGTCGCAGCTGCGAGAGCATGACCTGATCGATCTGCAGGCCTACGAGCAATACCGGAAGCTATCGATCGAGAGTGGCCTGCAGTCGCAGATCGATACCTACGACAAAGAGATCGCGGTATGGCAGAAGTACCGTAGTACCGCTCAGACTCAGAAAGAGGTTCAGGATGCGACGAACAAGATCAGCGATCTTAATGAAAAGAAAGACAAGGCGCGGTTGGATGCCGTGCAAAAACTGGCACTCCAGACGCTGGGTCTCTCGGCCGCGCAGGATCAACTGAACAAGACCATGAAGGAGTGGGCGATCCAGCAGGACCTGGCGCTCGATCAGCAACAGTTCGAACTCGACATGATGGGCAAGTCGACGCTGGAAGTGCAGAAGCTCACCGCCGCGCGTCGCATCCAGCAGGAGGTCGACGAACAGGTGCGGCAGGCCCAAAAGAACAGCATCGCTCCGATCGACCGCAGTACCTTCGACAAAGCTGCGGCGGAAGCGATCGCACGCTCGAACGAGACGTATGACCAGGCGGACAAGAAGACCAAGGACCCATGGTTCAACCTCACTGAGTCGGTTCGCAAGTATGGTGAAGCGGCGAACGACGTAGGTGCCCAGGTGGCCAGCTCGTTCGCTAGTGCCACCCAGGCGATGGAGGATGGCTTCGTCAGCTTCGTGACTACCGGCAAGCTTTCGTTTAGCGATCTGACCAAGTCGGTGCTGGCTGATATCGCGCGCATGCAGGCGCGCGCCGCGATCTCGGGACTGTTCAACTATGCGATGACGGCAGTTTCTGCCTACTTCGGCTCTGACACTTCGGGCGTGACCGAATCTTCGGCGGCCAACACTGCCAGCTACTGGGATTCGGCGGCTGGCGGTGGGCAGGGCCTGAAACTCAATGCAAAGGGCGGGGTGTATTCGTCCCCTAGCCTAAGTTCATATTCGGGCTCGATCGTGTCATCGCCCGCGATGTTCGCCTTTGCCAAGGGTGCGGGGTTGATGGGGGAGGCGGGGCCGGAAGCGATCATGCCATTGTCGCGCGCGGCGAACGGGGAGCTTGGGGTGAATGTTACTGGGATGGCCGGCGGCGGCTCAGGCGCGGTCACCGTTCAAATAATCAATCAGTCGGGCACGCAACTTGGGGCGAGCGCCGAGTCGGACGGACAGGGGAATATCACTGTGATACTAACGCAAATCGAGCGAGGGCTGGCGGATAACGTGTCGAGTGGCCGCGGCGCGCTCAATCAGGCCCTTCGCAGTCGCTATGGCCTGAAGACGGTGAACACATGAGTGTCACATTTCCCGATTATGTGAAAGTGCTCCTCAGTTCCTTTCAGGAGGCGCACGGCGTCAATGTGGCGCGGACCGAAATGGCTCGCGGAGTCCCTAAGCAGCGGAGGACCCAAAGTGATGTACTGGTGACCGTCACCTTCACGGTGATGTTCATCAGTCCGGCTGGAGTCAGCGATTTCGAGGATTGGTTTTACGGTGACGCAGCTGGTGGCGCCGTGTGGTTTGAGTGGTTCGACCCTCGGGCCAGGGTGACGAGGCAGGCAAGAGTGGTGGCCGGTTCGCTCGGCGAGCTGAAGCCGTTGACCACCTGGAAGAAGGGGTTGGCATTGCGCTCCCTGAAACTGGAATATTTGAGAAGCCTATGACGTCGCAAAACTTCATTGAAGGGCGGCAGCGTGTCGACGATGCCAGCGGAGTATTGCAGTTCTTGGAGTTGTCGCATCCAAGTTTTTCCGCCCCGGTCCTCATCGTCAGTGACACGCGGGACTGGATCAGTGGTGGGAAGACATACACCGGATTTCCATTCCGATTCGCGTTGCCGAGCGACAGCGAGGATGAGGTGCCGCAAGCAAAGATCGAGATAGACAATACCGGCCGCGATTTGATGGGCGAGTTGGAGGGGCTTCCTCCAGGTGCTGTATTGAGCGCAGTCGTCAAGCTGGCTGATCGGTCCGCGCCGGATGTCATCGAGTGGAGCTGGAGTGTTCCTGTCGTATCCATTTCTGCCACGCCGGCACTGATCTCCGGATCGTTGTCGGTTGATTATTTGCTGCGGCGCCGTGCAGTGCGGCTGGTCCATGATCCGAATACCTCGCCTGGAATTTTCTGATGCCATCAATACGTGATGTCGAGAGATACATCGGCCGCCGCTATGACGCTGACTCATTCGACTGCGCCGACCTTGCCGTGCTGATTCAAGACGAGCTGTTCGGCCGCCATGTCCAATTGCCGGGTGGTCGGGGGCGCCGACAGGCGCCGACGGCAACGCTGGAACGTTACAGGGCTGACCTGGCGACCGAGATTTCTCGGGATGAAATTGAGCCTGGTGATGTGCTGTTGATGAAAGGTGAGGTGTTGCACATCGGGACGCTGTTTTTCGTCGGCGGATGCTGGCGAGTGCTTCACAACAGCTATCGCCTGGGCGGGGTGTGGTTGCATAAGCTCTCCGAGCTCTCTTCTTATGGTCTGCGTGTGGAGGGTTTTTACAGATGGAAGTTTTAGATCGAGACGGTGCTGTGGTGAAGCGTATACCGGACCAGCTGCAGACGTCTGCGCCGACAAGTTCGCTGGTGGTGACGCCACACCCCATGACGGTGAAGGGGCAAAGGATATCTACGGTTCATCTTTGTGGTGGCGAGACGCTGGCCAACTTCCTGCAGAGGGTGGAGCCGTCGGTCAACGGCGAGGCCTGGGTGGTGAGTCTGAATGGCTATGAAGTGCCGGCGGCGATGTGGCGGCTTACCAGGCCCCGCGCCGGTGTCCATATCTCTTGCCGCCGACGCGTCCGCAAAGATGTCGTCAGGATGGCGGCCCTGGTTGCGATTTCTTACTTTACTTTCGGCACCGGCTTGGCTGCTGGGGGCTTGTTTGCGGCGGGTGGTGCGATCGGTGGTGGTTTCATTGCGGCAGCTGCGGCTTTTGTCGTCGGCACTATGCTGGTCAACAAGCTATTGCCGCCGCAGCAATCGAGCCCGCAGTCCATCCAAAGCACTGCTGCCGGCACAACCTATAGTCTGGCGGGCGGAAACAATCAGAGCCGTGCCTACGAGCCCTTGGGCTTGCTGCTCGGAGAGGTGCGGGTCAGCCCGGATTTCTCGTCGAAGCCGTTTTCGTGGTTTGAGGGCCAGGACCAGTACCTGTATGAAATCCTGCATGGCGGGATCAACTGCTATGTGGTGTCGGACTTGAGAATCGGGCAATCGGCGCTGGAGGGATTTACCGATTGGTCGACCCAGGCCGAAGGATTCGCGGGCATGATTAATCAGCCGCTGATTGCTTGGTCCAATGTGGACACGATTTCCGGCGCCAAGCTTCCTGGTGGGCCTGATCTCGGAAACTGGTACGAATACACACCGGGGCCTTGGATTGTGCGGTCGACCTCGGTGGGCACTCGTGTGATCCAGGTCGACTTTGAATACCAGTTGTACGCAGTCAATGATAAAGGCGATCCAGAGACACGGCATGCCGATATCGAAGGGCAGCGCCGCCTTTTGCCGGGCGGGGATTGGGTGCAGTTGCCAAGCCATCGTTTTACGGGTTCGAAGGCCGAGGCCGCGCGCAACACCATCAGTTACGAAGTCGAGGAAGGGCAGTACGAGGTGCGCTTCCGCAAGTGCACCGCGGATCGCTCCAGCTCGAACGAGGTGAATAGCTTCGCTTGGTCATCACTAAAAAGTGTCCAGGCCGATAACGGCTATTACCGCGGGATCGGCCGGCTGGGGATCAAGATAAAGTCATCCGGACAGCTGAATGGCACGCTGGATACGATCAACTGGCTGGCGGCAAGTGCGCCTATTCCTCTGTGGGACGGATTAGCTTGGCAGATTGCACGCACGCGTGCGGAGGGCATTTCCAACCCGGGTGGGTTGATGCTCAGCTACATACGCGGCATCTATGGGCCGGACGGGACCCTGCAGGCCGGGATGGGCCTGTCGGATGACATGATCGATCTGGAATCTCTTAAGGGGTTCATGGTTCGGTGCACGTCGATGGAATTTCGTTTCGATTGGTACCTCGACCAGACCATGAGTCATGAGGATGTCCTGAAGAATATGGCAGCCGCTGGCATGGGTACACTGGGTTGGCCCGGGGGAAAGATCGGTGTCATCTGGTACCAGGAAGACGAACCACACTGTGGGGTCGTCAACATGGCGACGATGAAGGCTGGCTCGTTCAAGGTCGATTACATCACATTGGACACAGCCGACGGCCTGGAGTACCAATTTTTTGACCGCGACCAGGATTTCGTATGGGATACGGTCCGGGTCAAGTCGCCCAATGTGGATGTGGCGCTCAATCCTAGCCGCATCACCTCGGTGGGGATCACTGAAGCATGGCACGCGGCAATGTTGGCGCGCTTCCATGTGGCTCAGAGCGAGTATCAGCGCAAAACGATCACCTTCGAGACCGACCTCGAGCACCTTACGTATCAGCGGGGTTCGGTGATCATGCTGAGTCACGATGTGACCCAGTGGGGGTACGGTGGCCGATTGAGCGCGGCCAGGATCGTGGGTGGCCAGGTGCACCTGACCCTCGACGATGTGCTGCCGAGTGGCGCCGGCGGATACATCGGTCTGCGGCTACTGGGCCAGCGAGGGTACCGGGTCTTTCCTGTGTTGACGCTTGAGGATGAGTCGAGGGAAATCATTTTGGCCGAGCCTTGGCCAGACGAACTTGCTCTACCTGGCGATGGCAGCATGGCGCATGACGCTGTGTGGATCTATGACTTCAAGCCAACGCCCGGCTACAAGGTCCGGGTCGTGAGCATCCAGCCGGATGACGACCTCGGAGGCGCCACCGTCTCCTGCGTGCCGGAAACCGACGAGTTTTGGAATTATGTGCTCAACGGCACATATGATCCGCCGTCTAACCAGTCACGATTGTCGCCTCTACCGGCCGTGGTGCGAATTCAGCCGGTAGAGCAATTGGTGCGGCAGGGTAATACGTTCGCGGTCTCACTTACCCTGACGCTGGATTACACCGGCAGTGTCGATCACGTCGAGATCTGGGGTGCTGTGAACGGGAACCGTTCCGAGCGTCTTGGTTCGACGTCGACCCGGCGCTTTGCCCTTTCGGTTGGCGTCAACGATGTGTGGGTGTTTGATGCGCGGCCTTATGACGGCTTGGGCCGGCTTGGGACATCGTTGCAGGTCGAGTATGACGTAATTGGCCTAAGTGCGCCGCCATCCACTGTGCCCTGGTTCCAGATCGATGGGAATAGGCTGACGTGGGGGCAGGTTCCTGACGCCGACCTGTCTGGCTACGTTATCCGGTACCACTATGGCGACAATCCGTCCTGGGGCGATGCGCATCGGCTGCATGATGGCGTCGTGACCGAAATGCCGTATGTCCCGCAGTCGCTGCCGCAAGGTCCACTCACCTTGATGATTCGGGCCTTGGATACCTCTGGCAATCAATCGATAGCGTCCGCTGTCATCCGGACGCAATTCGGCGATGTCCTGGTGGCCAATGTAGTCGAGACCTATGACTTCCAGGCGCTGGGGTTTCCTGGCGTGGTCACCGGAGGGGCTATTGCTGGGGGCGAGATTCGGTCCGATAGCACGTCGCTGTTTTTTGGTGACGACAACGCCAACTTCTACAGCCATTACGACAGCACGGTGTTCTACACCAGCGACTATGCGGCGCTGACCTATGTAACGACGCTGTTCGGGCCGTCCATCCTGGCCACTGGTAGCAAATTGACGTTGGAACTGGACTTCGATGGGAGTCAGCGGTTCATTGAATATCGCGTGGTCGGCGCTGATCCAATGTATGGCGGCTTGGATACGGAGGCGTTTTATCGGGCCGATGACACGCTGTTCTACTCCAACGATGGCGAGTTCGTGCCTTGGCCTGGGCAGGTAACTGCGCAGCCGGCGCTGTATCAGTTCCGCTTCCAGGCTGGTCTCGGTGATGTCCAAGGGCGGATTGGCACCTGCCGCCTTGTGATCGATGTACCTGACGTCGTCGAGCGGTTCAACGATGTCGAGGTGCCGGTGGGCGGGATGCGTTTGCCGATTACGAAGAACTGGAATCAGATCATGAATATCCAGCTGACCTTGCAGAGTGACGGCGGCAGTGCTGTGCAAGCGAAATGGATTGATAAGGATGCGGTGTTGGGACCGCTGATTATCTGCACTGACAGTGCCGGGGCCTCGGTCGCCGGCAATGTTGATGCGGTGTTGCAAGGAAAATGAAAGGGTAATAATGCAAATTTCTGACGCGCTCAAAAAAATCCTGAATGGGGAGTCTGTCCCGACAACCGGTCAGTTCCGGACGGCGCTCGGGCAACTGTATGACTTCCTCGCGGGAATCGTGGGTACGGATACCACCGATCCGGCCACGCTGCAGTCGCTGCTCGGCCAGGTCGCGCATCACGGTCAATGCCAGCTTGTGAAATCAGGTGCCAATTTGGTGCTCAAGCCGCTCAACGGCAACAAGCTCATGGTCGGCGGGAAGATGCGGACGATCCCGGCAGCTGGCGTTTCGATGAGCGCTGACGGGCTAACGCCGGGTACCCGGTACTACATCTATGTCTACATGGATGGGGATACGATGGCCTTGCGGCCCGCAACCACTGGCCACATCGCCTATGCCGACAGTGGTGTGGAAGTGAAATCCGATGCCGGATCGAATACGTTAGTGGGCCAGGTCCGTATCGTCGCCGGACCGGCATTCCAAGACACCCCAACTCAGCGCTTCGTGCGATCCTGGTTCAACGATCCCGGCATCTCCTGTCTGAATTGGTTCACGGCGACGCGGTCCACTGCCAGCCCCAGCTATGTCGAGCTGAGCTCAGAAATCCGGATCGAGTTTCTGACATGGCTTGGTGAAATCATCCATTTCGGCGGGGCGGGCGGATCTTCCCAGACCAATTCCGGGGTGGTAAATGCTACTGCCGTCAGCATCGATGGGGTGCAGCCTGAACTGGGATCGTGGAGCGGTGCTTATATGCCGGTTAACAATTTCGGTGTTCCGTTCTCGACCAGCTTCTTTAAGGCGGGTCTGACGGAAGGCTACCACTACGCAACGTTGGTGGCGCGAGTAGTAGGAAGCGGTACTGGAAACTGGAGCGGCGGTACGCCGACCTCCTCCAATCCAGAGGTGTGCACCTTGGCGGCGGCCATCCCAGGCTAGGCGCCTCAATTCAAATAGTTGGGGAAATGATATGAAGAAGATCGGTGAAACATTTGCTAACGAGCTGTCAGCCGCAGGCTTGCTGAGCCTTCCCTTTGCATGGGGCGAGGATGGCGCATTTCAATTTGATGGGCGCATGACGCCTGAGCAGATCGTTCAGGTCGCGGCGGTATACGCCGCGCATGATCCAACGAGGACGCTACCACCTTCTACGAGTTAGTAGGTGGTTGGCGACACCACAATAGATGAAGGCCACTGCTCGTCAGTGGCCTTTTGTTTTGCAGACGTCTGCACTTAGCGAAAGGGGGTGATGTGGAGCGGCCGCAAAGGGCAAGAGAAAAGGATGGCCGGATTTCAGTTGAGGATCTGTATTCGTCAGTTCAGGGGTTGAAGCGCAGCTTGGATGCGCGTCATGTCGAGAACGTGCAGCACATGGATGCCAACACGGCCCAATTGCGGGAAATCAAAGAGCAGCTGGACGAGCTCCGTGACGGCTTTCCTGGGGGCGATCCTGCGCTGCATCGGCGCTATCACGAAGGGCTGATACGCGCTGCAGAGGAGCGACGAAAGTTCTGGTTCGAATGGCGCTCGCACATGATGCGGACAGGATCCTGGGCGGCGCTGGCCTTTCTGCTTTACCAGTTCAAGGACTATTTGCGCTGGTTTTTTTCAAACATCAACAAGGGGTAATTCATGCTGAAGAAGTTCTATCAGAAATTCCAGTCCCGGCTGGCCGCGCTGGTCGACAAGAGCGCTTGGTTCCTGATCGTGCCGGCGCTGGTCATCGTCTATTGCATCGATCCGGTGCGAACGATCTCGGTGCTTACCTGGATGCTGTTCGTTGCCATCCTGGTGGGATTCTGCATCCAGATCAGCCGTATCGCCTGGTCGCCTATCGACCTGGTCGCCATGGTGGGCATGGCGGCCCGTGATTCGCGGGCGAGTGCCATCGTGGTCGCGGCCGTCATCGTGTTTGTGGGCCTGCTGGTGCTTTCGGTGGTGTTATGGACGCGACCTTAGTGCTGCCGAAGCTGGCGCTGGTGTATCTGCCGCTGCTGCTCAATACGCAGCAGCAGATCTGGCCGGATGCCCCGATGCCTTCATTCCTTGCTGCCCAGATCGAGCAGGAGTCCTGCATCTCGCTCACGCACTCGAAGTGCTGGAATCCGCGTGCTGAATTGACCACGGCGCGGGAGTACGGTTTCGGCTTCGGCCAGATCACTCGGGCAACGCGGCCGGATGGCTCGTTGCGCTTCGACAAGTTTGCAGAGTTGAAGGCCTCCTATGCCAGCTTGGCTGGCTGGGCCTGGGCTGACCGCTTCAATCCTCGCATGCAGATGACGGCTCTGATCGAGATGGATCGCGGAATCTTTCAACGCCTCGATGCGGCGACAGAGCGCGACAGGCTGGCCATGACGCTGGCCGCCTACAACGGCGGGGAGGGCGGTCTTGCCCAGGATCGATGGCAGTGCAGGCTGAAGCCTGGATGCGATCCGTCGCGATGGTTCGGTCACGTCGAACTCACCAGCAACAAAAGCCGGGTGAAGTGGCAGGGCTACGGCAAGAGCGCCTATGAGATCAATCGGGAGTATCCGCGCAACATCCTCGATGTTCGACGGGCCAAGTACATCCCTTTTATGGAGTGAGCTATGGGAGGAATTTTACGAGCGCTGATCCTGCTGGTCGCCGGCGGTCTCGTCGGCGCCGGCCTGGTGTGGAAGGAATGGGCTGCCGAGAAGCGCAGCGCGCAAGCGGTAGCACAGGTGGTGACGGCTGGCCAGGACGTGGTGCTGCGCCAGGTGGTCACGAATTACGTGGACCGGGTGAAAACCATCAAGGTCCAGGGTGAAACGCGAATAAAGGAGGTACCGATTTATGTCACGGCTCAAGATGACGCTGCTTGCAGCATCAATGCTGGTTTTGTCCGGCTGTGGAACGCGGCAAACGCCGGCGCCACCATTTCCCCCGATCCCGGCGGCGCTGATGCAGCGCCCAGCGGGGTTAGCCTCTCAGACACTGCGGCCCAGCATGACCGGGAAGCAACCTACACCCACCAGCTCGAAGAGCAATTGATCGCCCTTCAGGACGCCGTCAGTGGCGTCCTGGCGGTAGCCGCAGCAGCGGCTAAGCAGTAAGAGTAGAGCGCCCGGCCGGTTGCGCGAACAACCGGACCGGGCCTCAATCCACTGAGCAAGCAGTGAATCAAGCCAGGGCCCTACCAGCCTCGCGAGGCGGGCAGGAGTCTACCACAACAAGGAAGGTTCACAGTGGCAACACCATCCCCTATCATTCCATGGCTCGGCGGCAAGCGCCGCTTGGCCGACATCATCATTCCCCGTTTTCCTGCTCACACCTGCTACGTCGAAGTGTTTGCAGGTGGCGCGGCGTTGTATTTCCTGCGGACTCCCGCGAAGGTCGAGGTGATCAACGACGTCAACGGGGACGTGGTCAATTTGTACCGTGTCGTCCAGAACCACCTGGAGGAGTTCGTCCGCCAGTTCAAGTGGTCGCTGTCCAGCAGGGAGATATTCAAGTGGCTGCAGGATACGCCGCCGGAGACCCTGACTGATATTCAGCGCGCGGCGAGATTCTTCTACCTACAGCAGCATTGCTTCGGCGGAAAGGTGGAGGGGCAGACGTGGGGGGACCGCTACTACGGCTCCACCGGTGAATCTGCTTCGCATCGAGGAGACGCTGTCAGCCGCGCATCTGCGCTTGGCTGCGGCTCAGATCGAGCGCTTGGACTGGGCCAGGTGCGTCGAGCGCTACGACAGGCCGCACACGTTCTTCTATATGGACCCGCCCTACCTGGAGACAGAGGGCTACGGAGTGCCTTTCCCGCTCGGACAATACGAGCGGATGGCAGCAACGATGCGGGCGCTGCAGGGCAAAGCAATCGTCAGCATTAATGACCATCCGACGATCCGAGAAATATTCGCGGGGTTCCAGATGGAGGAGTTGACTATCGACTACACGGTCGGTGGTGGCGGGAAGGCGGCGCGGCGAGGCGAGCTTTTGATTTACAGCTGGGATCGGCGGCTTGAGCCTGCAGGACTTTTTTGAAGTGAGAAGCAGTGCAGACGTCTGCACTGCTTTTTCTGCCGGTCGCATCAGGATGCCAGCCCCCGGCGATCCTTATTGCCCTGGGTGTGAGCCAGGCGAACGGTATCGATGATGTCCCCTAGCGGAGCTGGCTTCCAGAGGTAGGCCTGGAAAACTCCAAACTTTTCCCACGCATCGGCCAGAGGAGTGGCGCTCAGCAAAATGAGAGGTATATCCTTCAGCCGCTCGTCGCCCCTGATTGTCTGCCCCAAGACAAGGCCACCCATCTCAGGCATGCGGAAGTCAGTGAGGATCACGTCCACCACCGCGTAGTCGAGAATCCTCAGCGCCTCTTTCCCATTGGCTGCAACCAACACCTTATATCCTTCTCCCTCAAACACATCTGCGAGCAGCATGCGCAGATCTGTGCCGTCCTCTACAATTAAGATCGTCTTCCAGGTACTCGGCTCTTCCAT